GCAAACAAAATGCAGGTGACGGCAAAAAAGAATTGGACAATCTTCCGCTTCGTTGCTTCATTGCCTCACGACCAAATGAAGCAACTGACCATCACGGCCAACGCCACGGAAGCGACAATTCGCCGCGCTCGCAAGCACGCCATAGACCACGGAAAAAGCCTTCGCGTTTGGGCCGGTGAAGTAATAGCTGACGCGCTGAAGAAGCGTAAGAACAAAGCTGGCACGAAACCCGCTAACTAATCCGGCATGAAAACAGACCTAGCATCCACATTCCTAGCAGATCATTTCGTAAAGCTCAGTCACTACCAGCAAGCCTGCGCTGACCGCGACGCCTTTGCCGAGCAAGTCCGGCTAACCGTCAAGGCACTTGGCGAAGCGGTGAAACGCCGCAACGACGCCGAGGCCATGCTGACGCGACTCAAATTCCAGCGCGAAGAAAACGGCGTTTGGACCAATATCGAATTATGAAACCAACAACCCCAGCATACCACCGCGATATAGACTCCGCGCACAAGCGCGCGATGGACATGAAACACGCTTGCTACCACGAGCGGATTGACCGCGACCTCGCGCTATTCCGCGCGAAGCTGCTCACGCTTGCGCTCCTGACCGCGCTCGCCGTTCTCGTCTGGTCACTAGGCAGCACCCAGAATGGGCGCGACGTTTGCAACCTTATCGCCCGACTATTCCAATGAGCCAACCCGACAATACCCTGCTAAGGCAATTTTGCGATTGCAGCAAACCGGCGACAGTAAAGCGCGGCAACGCGAAGATGTGTCAGAGCTGTGCCGACACAGACAGCAAATCGCCTCCTTACGTTGCAGGACGCAAACCCAAGACGACCATCGGAACTTTTTCATATATCGAAATCACCCAACGCTGCCGAGAGTTTTTCGAGCGAAATGGGCTGAACCAGTTTGGATATTGAATATGAGCACACCACTTACACCGTGGGAGCAGGCTATGGCCGCAATGCGCGAGGATGAGGACATGCGCGCTGGCAAAGCGGCTGCACTGGAAAAGCAGAACGCCGAAGGATACCGCTACATGGGCGAAATGAATCCGCTCAAGCACATGCTGCCGGACGTGGTGGCAGCGGAACAGCGCACGGCCTGCAAAGTAAGACAGGAGGGAAACAGGTGAGCGCGTCCCTGCCATCCGAGGAGCTACCGCGCCGCATAGCCCGCGAGGTTGCGGACGAGTTGCGCGGTCGGCGAGAAATGGACGCCGCCGATATGCGGGCCGAGATGGAAGACTTTCCGCTGCCGCTCGTTGGCCTCGTGAACATTCCGATCAGCGACCTCGACAACTATCCGCCAGGAGAACTGGCATCCGCATCCGGGAAGACCGATGACAAACAAAAAGAAAGAAACGAAACGAAATGAACCTAAACGAAGAGTTCCCGAGCAAGTGGCTGTCTGGTGATGAAATCGAAGACCCGCGCACCGTGATTATTAGCGACGTGGAAATTGTCGAGTTTGACAGCCGCCAACGTCCAGGACAGAAAGACCGCAAGGTTGCTCTGCACTTCAAGGGCGAAGACAAAGGCATGATCTGCAACGTCGGCATGCGTAACATCGTGATGGGCTTTTACGGCCCCGACACTGATGACTGGATCGGCAAGCGCATCCGCATTATGTCAACGCCGTTCACGAATGACAAGGGCGAGACGAGTATGGTCTGCCGCATCCATCCAAAGAAGCCCGAGGCGGCAGCGCCAGCCAAGCCTAAGCCTCCGGTCAGCGACAACGACGGCGGGCCTGACTTGCCCGAGGACTTCTAACCCCCTGTTCACACACCCGACGCCGGGCGGGAGAATCCCGGCACTACTTTCCAATGCCCGAGCAAGACCGATGGGACGCGTGGTGGGAAACGGACGAGGGCAGCGCCGATGAGGCTAGGGCGTTCGACAAAATAATGAAACACGCTGAAATGACAGACGCAATGCGGCGGTGTATGCACCGCGAACCTGCACTTAGAAAACCCAATGCTAATCCTCAAACTAATAATACCGGGACGACTCCCAAGCTGGAACAAGATACTCAGCATGGGCCACTGGCAGAGGGCCAAGCTAAAGAAATGGCAGCAGACCGAGTTCATATCCGCTTTGAGTCTGTCCGAAAACGCCTGCTCGATCCCGACAATCTGTGCGAAAAGTGGACTCTCGACTGTCTCCGATATATCGGCGTCATTCGCGGAGATGAGCCGGACAAAATCACACTCGAAACAACGCAACGCAAGGCCGCGAAAGGCGAAGCGGAGCACACGCTAATAACCATCACTTACCCATTATGAAAGTAGAAAAGCACATTACGCTTTACCTGAACGAAGCCGAGGCCGACGCGCTGACAAAGCTACTCGGCGCATACAGCGACAAATGCAAGGTGAAGCTGGGCTTGACGCTGGACGAGGCGAAACTGATAACGCAGATGTGGAAGAAGCTGCCGCACCCGGAGGAACAAGAATGAGCGAAGAACTGCAAACCCTGCTCGAAGCCTCGCGCCGCATGGTCGAGACTCGCGACTTGATTATTGCCGACCTGGAGCGCGAAAACCGCGAACTGCGCGAGGCGTTGCACGGCAGACCCGACCCGGAGTGGGACGGCTCGCGGACTTTGGAGGTGGCGACGTGAACACACCCGAAGAACACGCCGCCGCCGTAATGCGCGCACCCGGACAAATCACCGTCGCTTCCATAGCGGGCGCGATTCGAGCCTACGCTGATGAAATCAAGGGCAGTCAGATTGACGAGGCTGACAATCTCGCCGCCGTCACTGCCGAGCGGGACGACGAGCGCGAGGCGCGTCGGGCGCTGGCCGAAGCGCTGCTGATTTGCATCCGGTATGCCGACTCCAGCGCCGACACGGAACAAGCTCGCGCCGCGCTCGCGCTCGCCGCCAAGCTGCCATGACCGCTCTTTCCTGCAAAGCCTGCCACAAACCATTTATGCCAAACGAACCAATCCATCAGCCAAAAACCGCATCGGGGAATTTCCACAAGGCTTGCGTGCCTGTTGATTATTCCACCTTCATCGAGCGCAAATCGCAACTCGGCAGCAACGCCGGATTTGAGCCGCTATTCATGCCGGACTTCCTGTTCCCGTTTCAGCGCGCGCTTATTGAATGGGCTGTTCGCAAAGGACGATGCGCGATCTTCGCGGACTGCGGGCTTGGCAAAACGCCGATGCAACTTGTATGGGCGCAAAACGTAGTAGAGCGGACGTGCAAGCCCGTCTTAGTGCTGACTCCGCTTTCCGTTGGGGCACAGACGGCACGCGAGGCGGATAAGTTTGGAATCGAAGCAAAGCAATGCCGCGACGGCCAGGTTGCCGCGCCCATCACGATCACGAACTATCAGCAACTCCACAAATTCGACTGGCAGCAATTCGGAGGCGTGGTCTGCGACGAATCGTCCATCCTGAAAAACTTTGACGGCGCTTTGAAAGGTCAGATCACCGAGTTTATGCGGAAGCTGCCGTATCGGCTGCTTTGCACGGCGACCGCCGCGCCGAATGACTACATCGAGCTTGGGACGAGCAGTGAGGCGCTGGGCGACTTGGGCTTTATGGACATGCTAAATCGTTTCTTCAAGAAGTCGGAAACGACAATGAGCCGAAGTGAGGAATTTCGCAGCGGCCTTTATCGTTTTCGCGGGCACGCGCAACATGACTTTTGGCGGTGGATTTGTTCATGGGCGCGAGCAGTTCGCAAACCTTCCGACCTTGGCTTTCCCGATGATTCCTACGCCTTGCCGCCGCTGCAAACCGTGGAGCACATTATCAAAGCGCGAACGGTCAACCCCGACTTTCTTTTCGACATGCCCGCAGTCGGTTTGCAAGAGCAACGCAGCGAGCGCCGGAGGACTATTGGCGAAAGGTGCGAACTGGCGGCAAGCCTAATCAATGCGACCAACAAGCCCGCCGTCGCGTGGTGTCATCTAAACGAAGAGGGACACATGCTGGAAAAGATGATTCCCGATGCCGTGGAGGTTGAGGGAAACGATTCCGATGAGTTCAAGGAGGAAACTTTTCAAGCCTTCTCCGCTGGTCAGATTCGCGTCTTGGTTTCCAAACCTGTAATCGCCGGATTTGGTTTGAACTGGCAGCACTGCGCGCATCAAACCTTTTTCCCGTCACATTCATTCGAGCAATGGTATCAGGCCATCCGCAGATCGTGGCGCTTTGGTCAGGACAAGCCGGTTCGCGTTGACGTTATCGCCAGCGAAGGCGAGCGCGGAGTCTTGTCGAATATGAACCGCAAAGCGCATCAGGCGGAGCAAATGTTTTCGAGGCTGGTTGAACTAATTAACAACGAGCTTCGGATTGAAAAGAAAAGTGAAGCAACCAAACCAACCCAAATCCCATCATGGCTATAATCAATCAGACAATCGCGCCGAAATACGCGCTTTATAATTCCGACTGCATCGAGGTAATGAAGTCGCTACCGGATGAAAAGATTGACCTTTCGATCTACTCGCCTCCGTTCTGCGGGCTTTACAACTACTCGTCAAGCGAGCGCGACCTTTCCAACTGCAAAAGCTATCAGGAGTTTTTCGTTCATTACCGATACGTCTTGGAGGAACTATATCGCCTCACCAAGCCGGGCCGCGTGACCGCCGTGCATTGCATGGATGTCCCCGGCAAAGGAAACGGCAACACTGCGCGCATGGGCTGTGGCGCGAACGCTGGCGCTGGTCTGATTGACTTTCCGGGCGACATTATCCGGCTACATGAGCAATGCGGATTCCACTTCACGGCCCGCCGCGCCATCTGGAAAGAGCCGCTCGGCGTGCGACTGCGGACGATGGCAAAGGGATTGGCACACGCGCAGATTGTGGAGGATTCAACGCTTTGCGACGTTGCGAGCGCTGATTACCTTCTAACATTCCGCAAGAAAGGCGAGAACGCCGTGCCTGTTTCGCATCCGACCGGGCTTCATTCCTACGCTGGTGAGCGGGTTATTCCGCACGAATTGCAGACCTACAAAGGACACACCGGGAAGCAGACAGAAAACCGATTCTCTCATTGGATTTGGCGGCAATACGCGAGCAGTTTTTGGGATGACATCCGCATTGACCGCGTTCTTCCGTATCAGGAAAGCCGCGAGTCGGATGACGAGCGCCACGTCCACCCGCTGCAACTCGACGTAATCGAGCGCGCGTGCGTTCTGTGGAGCAACCCCGGCGAGGTGGTGTTCACGCCTTTTATGGGCGTCGGAAGCGAGGTTTATGGCGCGGTCTTGAACGGGCGCAAGGGCGTCGGCGTGGAGTTGAAAACCGCCTACTACAACCAAGCCGTGCGAAATCTTGCCGCCGTGGAAAACCACGTTGAACAGGAATTGATTCCGGTATGACCGACGACCTCTTTAGCTTTCGCTACCCGTCCGCGCCGGGACACCGCAACACGGACACCAGCCGCGAGGCCGCTGCGGACATAGCCAGCCGCGTCACAGGATTGCGCCTGGCGGTCCTCGGCGCGCTGGCGAAGGACAGGACAGCGGACGAGTGCGCCGCGGAGCTTGGCGAGTCTGTGCTGGCGATCAGGCCACGCCTGACCGAGCTAAAGCGGCTCGGGCGCATCACCGACACGGGCGAGCGCCGGCCAAACGCGAGCGGGAAACGGGCGATTGTTTGGAGGTTGCGGTGAGATTCGATTTGACAACGGCGCGGGGGCGTGCAAATTCGCCGCGTTCGCAGACTGATAGCTGCACAACGCAACCTTTCCAAACCCGGCGCAAGCCAAACCTCGAAAGCCCGTCAGTGTGTCTATCAGCACGCTCGACGGGCTTTCCTTTTGAGTGGCGGACTCGGCACGCTGGCCGGGACATATTCAGTCATTCCCTGACCCGACTAATGCTTTCGGGGTGCGGGGCAAAATCGAGTGGTGTTCAACTCGCCACATTTACCGTCATGGCCGCGAGGCCGTTACCGCAGGGCTTGGGCTTACAGGATGACCGATGCCCGTCCGTGAAGGACTCTCTGCGCTGGATTGATTCCAGAGTGACCGGAAACTCCGCAACCTCGTCCCGTTTGCAGTTCTGTTCACACAGTAATCTCTTCACCGGGGTTACTGTGCCCGTTGCTCCCGATTTCCTGAACCCTTTGCAGTTGCTTTCCTGACCATGCCTGCCCGCTACACTATTCACGCCACCGGCCAACCCGGCGCGAAGGGGCGAATCAGGACGGCGTTGAAGCTGATGGGCTTTGACGGCGTGCGGATAGACGAAACCGAAGCGGACGTGACTATTGCAAGGCCAAGGCCGGACAACATCCCGACAAGCCCGCTGGCGAAGGCCGTGGCGAAGCTGTTTCACCGGGACGAAACGAAGCCTTGGGCGGACGCGGAGATTGCGGCGTTTCGGGCTGCTGCGAAGTGCGGG